TGACGGTGTTTGGTTTTAACCCTGATGTAGACACAGCTCAAGTAACTGTCTGGCCTTTGCCTAGCCTGATTACTTTTCCTGCGGCTGCTTTGCAGATGACTGTCAGTTCAACAAGTGCAAACGATACAAGCAATGGCACTGGTGCACGTTCAATTGTTGTGCAGGGTTTGGACGCCAACTATAACGAGGTGTCAGAAACTGTTGTCTTGAATGGTCAGACGGCGGTCACGATGACTGCGTCGCTGCTTCGTATTAACTATGCTTATGTGTTAACGGCGGGTTCTGGGAATAGTGCGGCTGGTGATATTTACATCGGCACGGGTACTGTCACTGCTGGCGTTCCTGCGACCGCATACGACATTATCAAGTTTGACTACAACACCACGATCACGGGTAGTTGGACGGTGCCCGCTGGTTACACAGCATATGTCTCTCAAGGGCTATTCTCCTCTGGTCAAGCAGGCGGTTCTAACCAAGTTCAGGGGCGGCTTTTTACCCGTGGCGCTGATAACATTCGTCGCACCGCCGCAGTCACGACTATCAATAATGGCGTGGCAAACTATGTGTTTGAGTATCCGCTGGCTATCCCAGAAAAAACCACACTTGAGGCGACAGCGATTGGCAGCTCTAACAACAACGGCGTTTCGTCCATGTTTATTTTGTTAGTAGTGGCTAATAGCTACGATGCCGGGAGCACTTAATCATGGCTAAAACTCCAGCATGGCAGCGCAAGGAAGGTAAGTCCGAAAAAGGTGGCTTGAACGCCAAAGGACGTGCTTCGTACAACGCAGCTAATCCGGGTAAGCCCGGTCTGAAAGCCCCACAGCCTGAAGGTGGCCCACGTAAGAAGTCGTTCTGTGCCCGTATGGAGGGCATGAAAAAGAAGCTGACTTCTTCGAAGACCGCGAACGATCCGAACAGCCGGATAAATAAATCACTTAGGGCTTGGAAGTGCTGAGCATGGAAATGTCATATGTTTGGACTGGGGGCTTGACGCTATTTACCGGTCTTTTTGCCTACATAGCTCATGAGAAGTTCTCTGAACTAGCTCGTATCACGATTTTGTTAAACAAGACCCGTGAAGAAATTGCTCGCGACAACGTCACTAAGGCAGAGGTAGATCGTATTACGGATCACATAGATCAGCGGTTCAATCGGCTGGAGACCAAGATAGACCAGCTAATTGAGTCTCAGCGGAGGATGTTATGAAGAAAAAAGTTAGGAAATTTGCCAGTGGCGGCGACATCCTGACCGGACTAGGCGCAGGTATGCTTGGTTTAGCCCTGTATAAGAAGTTTAAGGGCGAAGGTAAAGACGAGAAAGAACCAGAAGCTGTAGGCGGTGCCAGTCGTCGCGCTAGAACCATTGAAGAGCAGATCGGTCGTAAGGCAGACGAATCAAAAGAACCTAGCGCGGCAGAAAAACGCGCTATGGCTGCGTCAAAAGGTCGCCCTGAACTCATTCCTGAAGGCGCTGATGAAGCAGTAATGCGTAGTGATAACTACGCTACACCAAAGCCAAAGCCTGCGGCTAAGAAAGCCAAACCTGCTGCGCAGCCTACTACAGAGGTTAAGAAAGAATCTACTACTACACCCGCCACTTATTACACCTCTCCGGCTAAGAAACCTACCGTGTCTAAGTCGGGGGTAAAGGGCACTCAGTCCGTTGGGGAAACCCTTGGCATGGTTAAGCCGGGCGAAGCTAAAGGCACACAGACACTCGGTGAACGTATCAGAGGCACTATAGATACTGCCGATAAAAGCGTGGTGCGTACACCGCAACAACGTATGGCTGATGCTGCACGGGAAGTCGAAGCGCGGCGTAAGCGCGAATCCGAGGGCATGAGAAAAGGCGGCGCAGTTAAGAAGTACGCATCCGGCGGCTCGGTAAATTCAGCGTCCAAGCGTGCTGACGGTATCGCACAACGTGGCAAGACTCGCGGGAGGGTTCTGTAATGGCTAAGAAAGACCCAGTTCGCGGTATGCAGCCGATGGATGAGTACACCCGCGCAAGAGGTAGCGATATTGCCGACCAATCTAAGATGGATAAAGCCTTAGATGTTGCTGGAAGCGGTCTAGCACTTGCGGGGGTGGGTAGCCTTCCTATTTACGCCGCTAAAAGAATGAGCGACGCGAAGAAGAAAACCGAACAAGAAAAGCCTCAAAAGTCTGGCATGGAGCTTGAAATTGAAAATGCCAAAAAAGATCGGCAGTTAAAAAAAGAGTATGAGGCTTATGAAAAGTACGACAAAAACCGCCTGAAAGACCAAGGTGGCTTTAAGAATGGCGGCAAGGTTAGTTCAGCCTCGGCTCGTGCTGATGGCATTGCTCAGCGCGGCAAAACACGTGGGAGAATTTGCTAATGAAAGAGAAACTACACTACGACGACAAGGGCTCTACTTTTAAAGAAGCCTTTGCCGAAGCCCGCAAAGAGGGCAAGAAGACGTTTGAGTGGAATGACAAGAAGTACTCCACTGAAGTTAAGTCTCCTAAAGCTAGTATGGATGAAGGCATCCCGAAGAAGACCCGTGCGGACGAGAAAGTCGGCAAGGGCTACGAGGATGTAGGCAAAGAGAAGAAAGAAGAGAAAGAGGATAAGGGCTCTAGAGGCACAGCAGCGGCTCTTGCTGGTACCGGTGTAGCTCTTGGTGCAGCAGCAGCACTTAGCGGGATGAAGCGGTCTGAGCAAGAGCGTAAAGAGCGTTCTAGTAAAAAACCCATCGGCGGTGCAGGCAAAATGCCGGGCTCTAGCCTAAAAGACCCGTACTCTATGAACCTTGGCAGTGAGTTTGACCCGAAAAGAACCATGCGTGGTGACAGACGTATGGGGGTCGATAGCCGCGACGTAGAGTTTAAAAAGGGCGGCAAGGTATCTTCTGCGTCTGCCCGTGCAGATGGTATTGCCCAGCGTGGTAAGACCAAGGGAAGGATTTGCTAATGCCAGCTAAATCTGCCAAGCAGGAAAGATTCATGCAAGCAGTAGCGAACAATCCCAAGTTCGCAAAGAAGGTCGGCGTCCCTGTAACCGTGGGACAAGAGTTCACTAAATCAGGAGGCGGTGAAATGAAAGAGTCAAAAGCAATGGTCAAGAAGGAGATCGGCTTCATGAAGAAGAAAGGCGCTCCTAAATCCATGATCAAGCATGAGATGAAAGAAGCTGGCATGAAGAAGATGGCCTCGGGTGGTCTAGCTGCTGGTCATAAACAAGCCGATGGTGTTGCTGTTAAAGGCAAGACTAAGGCTAGACAAGTGTCAATGGCTGGTGCCAAAGGCATGAAAAAGGGTGGGTACTGCTAATGATGGCCTCTCGCGGCATGGGTGCAATCAACCCTTCCAAGATGCCCGGCGGGAAAAAGAAAGCCCGTCGGGATGACACCGACTTTACGCAGTACAAAGAAGGTGGGAAGGTGAAATCCAAGGTCAACGAGGCCGGGAACTACACCAAGCCGGGGATGCGTAAGTCGCTGTTTGAGAGTATCAAATCTCAGGCGGTGCAGGGCACAGCAGCAGGGCAGTGGTCAGCAAGAAAGGCTCAGTTGCTGGCGAAGAAGTACAAGGAAAAGGGCGGGGGTTATCGTGGCTGAGAAGAAAAGTGAACCAAAAATGACTGCGGATGAGCAGGCCTATTTTAGGGCGCAGCGACTTGGAATTCCGTATTATGACCGGGCGCAAGAAAAAAGCGGTTCAAAGACCTCTAAGTCCGCTAATGAGCGGGTTGATAAAAGTTCTTTGGCTCCGTATGAATTAAAGGCGCAGAAGTTTGACAAAAGTATGCGCGGTGGCGGCGGTGGCGGTCGTGGTTCAAGAGAAATGCAGCTTGGGGCTGATCTTGACCCAAAAGCTATGATGCGACGTATGAATGAAGATTACGACGATTCATATAAAAAAGGCGGCAAAGTATCTTCGGCTTCCAAGCGAGCAGATGGTTGTGCGCAACGTGGTAAAACTAAAGGACGAATGGTGTGAAAGCCCCGCAACAGTCACTTAAAAATTGGGGTGACCAGAAATGGCGCACAAAGAGTGGCAAGCCATCCTCGAAGACTGGCGAAAGGTACCTGCCGGAAAAGGCGATCAAGGCGCTAAGCCCAGCGGAGTACGCAGCAACGACGAGGGCAAAGCGGGCGGGGAAGAAAGCAGGAAAGCAGTTCGTAGCACAACCCAAGAGCATCGCAAAGAAAACAGCGGGGTTTAGGTAATGGCCTTTACAACCAACACAACTAGCTTTAACCCAGACCTCAACGAGATATTCGAGGAGGCGTTTGAGCGTTGTGGCTTGGAGTTGCGCACGGGGTATGACTTCCGTACCGCACGGCGTAGCCTGAACTTCTTGATTGGCGAGTGGGCTAATCGGGGCATTAACCTGTGGACTATTGAGCAGGGCTCGATCAACTTGGCGCAGGGAGTGACTACCTATGATCTACCTATTGATACCATTGATCTGGTTGAACATGTTATTCGCACTGATTCCGGACAGGGTCCTAACCAGACTGATCTGAACATCACCCGTATCTCGGTCTCGACCTATTCGACTATCCCGAATAAGCTGGCTCAGGGGCGTCCGATTCAGGTTTGGGTTAACCGGCAGTCAGGGCAGCAGGTTGGGTCTAATGTAGCTACACCGAAATACCCACAGATTAATGTATGGCCTGCGCCGGATCAGGGCACGACTCAGAACCCGTACTACGTGTTCTATTACTGGCGTTTGAAGCGTATTTACGATGCCGGTACCGGCACGAACGTGATTGATATTCCGTTCCGCTTCCAGAACTGCTTGGTGGCAGGGTTGGCATATATGATTGCGGTCAAGAAGCCAGAAGTTGATCCGGGGCGTATTCAAGCATTGAAATTGATGTACGACGAAGCTTGGGACTTGGCAGCGGGTGAAGACCGCGAGAAGGCAGCTGATCGGCTTGTGCCAAGAGAGATGTTTTTCTAATGGGAAATAGGTTTGCCAGTGGTAAGAACTCGATTGCGGAATGTGACCGCTGCGGGTTTCGCTACAAGTTAAAAGAGTTAAAGAAGCTGACGATCAAGACCAAGCAGGTTACGATCAAGGTATGTCCTACGTGTTGGGAACCCGATCAGCCGCAGTTGCAGTTAGGTATGTATCCGGTGCAAGACCCACAGGCAGTACGGGAGCCGCGCCCGGATAACAGCTATAAGCAGTCTGGCTACACGGGGTTGCAGTTGACGTTGAATACCGACTTTGGCGATCCGTCGGGTGGTAGTAGAATTTTTCAGTGGGGCTGGTACCCGGTAGGCGGTTCAAGAGCAAACGATGTGGAGCTAACACCGAATGCTTTGGCTCCAGCGGGCGTAGTTGGGAATGTAACAATCTCGTAGGAGTAGATATGGACAGCATGAAGAAAGTAGCCAAGGCGGAAGTCAAGGCACATGAAAAGCGGATGCACGGCAAGGGTATGGCTAAAGGCGGCGTGACCTCTGAGGCTATGAAGAAGTACGGGCGCAATATGGCGCGTGTGATGAACCAGCGTTCTACTGGTCGAGGTGGCTAATGGAAAAGATAAAGTCTGCACCCCCGTCGGTGCTAAAGCCTAAGTCGGGTACCAAGTACACCAACGAGATGAACATCGCGGGTGGTGTTGTCAGCAAAGGCAACTATAAAGAGCCTAAGACGACCGGCATCAAGATTCGCGGTACCGGTGCTGCGACTAAGGGTGTAATGGCACGAGGCCCAATGGCATGACGTACAACGAGCTTTTCATTGCGGTTAAGAACTACCTGCAAAACGATTTTCCAACGAACACTTGGACGAACGTAGCAGGGACTGGCACAACCACGTCTGATGGTACGAGCCAGATTAATTTCTTTATCACGCAAGCTGAAGAGCGCGTTTACAACTCGG